ACGCCTGAGATTGCACAAGCCGCCGCCGATGGCCTCAAGGGTGCTGGTGGTAGCGTCGCCCGCCTTACCGCGCTCATTACCGCTGGCAAGGTAAGCGCAAAAGAATTCTTCAATGCCGTCATCTCTCAGGTTCCCGAGCTTGGTGAAAAGCTGACGCGCCTTGCACCTACCATCAGCGGCGCGTTCGCCGTGTTGAACAACAGCGTGGTGAACTTCCTTGGTAAGCTGGATCAGAGCAGTGGTGTGAGCCGTGCTTTCGGCAGCGCCATTATCTTCATCGCTGACCACATTGATGCGTTCGCAAAGGGCTTGACCATTCTTGGCATTGCGCTTGCAACCTACTTCGCACCCAGCTTTATCCTCGGCATTGCAACCGCGTTCAAAGCGCTTACCGCTGCAATGCTGGCGAATCCTTTCACGGCCATTATCACGCTCATCGCTATCATTGTGTCCAGCCTTATATTGTTCAAGGACGAACTGGCCGCTCTCAGTGAGCCTACCAAAACCGTTATCATTGACATCGCCAAGTTCCTGGATAATGCCGTCGGCATGTTCTACGGCGCGGTGAACGTGATCGGAGAGGCATGGTCGCACCTTGGTCCTATCCTTGGGCATTACATCATCGAGACTGCCAACATTGTTCTTGGTGGAATTCAAAGCCTGATTGACGGTAGTGTGGATCTACTCAATAAATTCAGCACGTCGTTAGGTGGTGCGGGAACCATTGCGCCGCCCAAGATAGTGCTGGACGATCCTTACAAGGACGCGTTGAAAGATACGGGTGAGGCAGCCGGTAAGGTGTATGCCCAAAGCTTCGGCACGGGCTTCCAGGATCTTGCGAAGAGTGTGCTTAAGCCCAAGGGTGCAGCCGGTGGCGCGGGCGCGAACCTTGACAATCCGCTGGGTAAGCAGGTCGTCACGTTGTCGCAACAGCAACAGAGCAGCTTTGACGCCCTGCTTAAAACGCTTGACCCTGTTCGTAGCGCAATGGTGGAAGTAGCCAAGGCACAACAGCTCATCAACCTTGCCATGCAAGCCGGTGTTATCACCACGGGTGAAGCTGGTAAGCTGCAACAGTTGCTCGCATTGAAATACAAGGATCAGCTGGATCCCCTGCGAGCAGTGAACGTGGAACTTGACCGTCAGACTGCACTGCTCCGCTTGAACAATGACCAGCGCGATGTCCAAAGCCAGCTCTTTGATCTCACCAAGAAGTTGCGCGAGCAGGGTATTATCCTTGACGCCAGTGAAACCAGCGCTCTCACCAAGAAGCTTGAGTTGCTGCAACAGGTGAACAAGGAGAGCAAGATACAGGATCAAATTCTCCAGGATATTAAAGGTCCGGCTGAAAGCTATGCCAACACGCTCAAGGTATTAAACCAACTGCTCGCGGACAACGTAATCAGCACGGTTCAATATAATGAAAAGTTGCTCGACAGCCGCATTGCGTTCCTGGACACTCAGACGGATGCAGCCAGCGGGTTCGAACGTGCTGGCCTTAAGATGCAGAAGTCAGCGGACGATCTTGCTACCACCATGGAAGAAGGCTTGACGGACGCGGCCAATACCGCCGCCGATGCGCTTGCCAACTTCGCTATGACTGGCCAGCTTAACTTCAAGCAGTTGGTGAATAGCATACTCAGCGACATCACCCGCCTTGCAGCCAAGTCCGCAACCAATAGCCTGTTCGGTGGATTGTTCGGCGGCGGTGGTGGAGGCGGTGGCGGTGGTGGCTTCGGCGGATTGTTCAGCGGCCTGTTCGGTAGCGGTGCGCCCGCTGGTAATGCTATCGGTCCTACACAGCAAGGCATCTTCGGAAGTTTGTTTAGCTCGCTTGGCTTTGCCAACACTGGGAGCTTTACTGTCGGCGGAACTGGTGGACCTGATAGTCAGATGGTTAGTTTCCGTGGATCGCCTGGAGAAACGGTAAGTGTGAACAAGCCTGGATCCGGTGCTGGTGGTAACGGCAACCAACCGAATATCAACTTCTATGTAAGTACGCCGGACGCCAATAGCTTTAATCGTAGCCAAGGACAGCTCATGGCTCGCGCACAGGCAAGCATGACCCGCGCTCAACGGAGGAACTCGTAATGGCTGATGGATTTGATGAAGTACGTTTACCGGAGGACATTGAACGTGGCAGCCAAGGCGGTCCTATGTTCAAGACCACCATCATGGATTTAAGCAGCGGCTTTGAGAAGCGTAATAGCGACTGGAGCGAGCAGCGTTGCAGCTACGACGTAGGCTATGGCATTATGACCAAGGATGATTTCAGCTTGGTGCTTAAGTTCTTCTATGCCCGCAAAGGCCGCGCCCGTGGCTTCCGCTTCAAAGACTGGAGCGACTTTGAAATGCCTAAGCAGGACATCGGCACGGGTAACAACGTACTCCAAGACTTCCAGCTCTTCAAGACATACGAGGATGATGCCGCCAGCTACGATCGCGCAATACGCAAGCCTGTTAACGGCACGGTAAAAGTATATAAGAACGACGTGCTCCAGACCACTGGCTACACCGTGGCCTATGATACCGGCATCGTTCATTTCAATACGCCGGTTGTGCTGGGTGTAGTGGTAAGCGCCGAATGTGAATTCGATGTGCCGGTGCGCTTTGACAGTGACAAGATGGAAGTAAACGTGCAGACCTTCGAGGCTGGCAGTATTCCGCAGATACCTATTATTGAATTGAAGATACGGTCGTAACATGAAAACCATTTCCATTGATCTCACGGATCACTTAGAAGGCGAGCTCACCAGCCTTTGCACTTGCTGGCATTTGACGCGCCGTGATGCTACCGAGTTCTTCTTCACCGACCTAGACAGGGACATAACTATTGATGGTGACACATACCTAGCGGCCAGCGGCTACAGTCGCAGCGCCATTGAGAACGACAGCACCTTGGCAGTGGACAACCTTGATGTGCAGGGCTTCCTTGACGATGACAGTATTACCGAAGAAGATCTACGCGCCGGTCTATTTGATTACGCCGCTGTAAATATATTCAGCGTGAATTACGAAGACATCAGCATGGGCATTCTCAAGCAGCGCCGAGGCTTCCTGGGTGAAGTGAGCATGACCAACATTGGCATCTTCAAAGCCGAGTTGCGCGGTATGAGTCAAACTCTCAGCCAGCGTGTCGGTGAATTATATAGCCCGCAATGCCGCGCCGATCTTGGTGATACGCGCTGCAAGGTTCCACTGGTTCCGGATTTGTTGCAACGCTCAACAGCCGTTACCCTTGGGCAAGTGTATCGTGTCGCTACTGATACCGGCGCAACCGGACAGGCACAGTATGAGAACCGCATGTACGAAGTTACCACGGCGGGAACCACAGCGCCGACCGAACCTACCTACGACACCACTGTCGGCAATCCCACCACCGAGCCAAGCCAAAAAGCCACGGCCATTTTACGCATGACCGGCCAGCCAAGCAACGGCCAGTTCATCACCATCGGCAGCAAGAGCTATACCTTTCAGACTGTGCTTACGAACGTGGACGGTAACGTGCTTATCGGCGCTACCTTCGGCGACAGCTATAACAACCTCCTTGCGGCCACGACGCTGGGAGCTGGCAGCGGCACAACCTATGCCGCGCTTACCACGGCACACACCACAGTTGATTTTAGCGGCGCACCTTCGACGGGTGTGCTCACGTTAACAGCCAAGACAGCGGGCAGCGCTGGGAATGCTATTGCGACCACTGAGACCTTAAGCAATGCAACTTTCGACAATGCCCAAACACACCTAGCGGGGGGAACAGACGGCGCGGTTCTAACGGCACGAGAAGCCTGGATGCGTAATGCGGAAATAGTTCATGTGGACAATCGCAGCACGTTCGGCATCACTGTTGTTGAACCACGCGCCGTCGACGACTGGTTCAATGGCGGCGTTGTCATATTTGAAAGCGGTGATAATGACGGCCACGTTATTGAAATCCGTAACAGCGACGTCGGTGACAAGGCGAGCAGTGTGCTTACCATTACCGGCCAGCCGAGCGATGGACAGGTGTTCACGGTGGCGGGTAAGACGTACACCATGCAGAACACTCTCACGAACGTGGATGGTCATATCCACATAGGCGCTAACACCACGGCCACAGCTATTAATATATTGCGCGGTCTTACCTTAGACGTGACCAATGGTGGCAGCTATGCAGTAGCCATGACCGCGCATACGCTGGTTGACTTCCTCACGGCGGGCGGTAATAACATACTGGTGCGTTCCAAACTTCCTGGCAGCGCCGCCAATGGTTACGGCACAACTGAGAACCTAAGTAATGCCAGCTTCACCGGTCGGACGCTTGCCGGTGGTAGCGATCAGGAGATAACCGTGTTTCTACCGCTACCCTTCGCTGCACAGGTGGGAGATCTTTTGCGCTTGTATCCAGGGTGTGATAAAAATGATAGCACTTGCCGAGACGTATTTAATAACATTCTCAACTTCCGTGGGGAGCCTTTTGTTCCCGGCCAAGACGAGATCATAAAGTATCCAGATGCCAAGTCGGGTTGATATTGTCAATGAAGCGCGTACCTATATCGGAGTTCCATGGCGTCATCAAGGCCGGACTCGGAAGGGGCTGGATTGCATTGGTCTCTTGGTGGTTGTGGCTCAGAAGCTGGATCTCACTGTTCGTGACGTTGTAGGTTATGGTCGCCGTCCTGAGGGCTTCAACTTCACCGCCCGTTTCAAAGAGGAGATGGAAGAGATACCGCTCCGTGATATTAAGCCAGGAGATGCCGTAACATTTGCAGATGATAAATTCGTTTGTCATGTTGGCATCGTAACGGAAAAATATGGCAAGGTGCATATCATCCATGGCCATGCAACGCGCCGCCAAGTTCTTGAAGAAGCATACGAAGGGGAGTGGGAACGTAAAGCCCGCAAAGCCTTTCGTTTCCCTCAGTTGGAGGATTAGTAGATGGCTGTTCTTGCAATCGCTGCAATCGGCGCGGGACTTGGTAGCACGGTAGGCTTGACGTCTGTCGGCTGGCTGGTCGGCAGCTTAATCGGTAACATGCTGTTCGGTCCTAAGCCGCCCTCCACCACTGTAGAAGGTCCCCGCTTGGGCGATCTCACCGTAACGAGCAGCACATACGGCGCACCCATTCCCTACGCATACGGCACGGCACGTCTTGCCGGTAATATCATCTGGAGCAGCGGCATCCGCGAACAGAAGAACGTTACCAGCCAGCGTTCAGGCGGTGGTAAAGGTGGCGGCAAGAAAGCGACGCAGACCACCATCACCTATACTTATTTCTGTAGCTTCGCCGTGTGCTTTGGTGAAGGCGAGGCCGATGGCATTATCCGCATATGGGCAGACAGTAAATTAATTTATGATGCGGGTAGCGGTACTGATGTAAGCAGCAACATGGAAGGCCTCATCTTCCGCTTTTACCCAGGAGATGAAATCCAAACTCCTGATGGTATTATTGTCGCGGACAAAGGCGATAACAACGTACCGGCTTTTCGTGGCCTCACCTACATCGTTATTGATAACTTGCCGCTGGCTAACTTTGGCAACCGCATTCCCAACATTACGGCGGAGGTGGCGTTCAAACAAGCCACGCCGACATTCCCCGTATTGACATGGACGCCTATCAATAGCGCCGTCGCGGGAACCAGCACCAGCGGCGCAAGCATGGCGGCTGACCCTAACCGTGGCATCATCTACACTGGTAAGTTCACAGGCAGCACGGGAACCTTAGCGTTGCGCCGGATGCAGTATAACAGCCTGAACGAAGATCGCGTGGTGCTGGACAGTGATATATTTGTTGATAGCGCCGTGGCAGATTTTAGCGCATTCAGTAACTTCTTCTGTGGACGCGACGGCTATATTTACGGCAACGGTACAGGCGGCAACAGCAAGAAGATCGTGCGCGTTGATCCCAATAGCTTCAAAGAGGTAAGCCACTTCGGCAGCTCAAGCAGCGGCACAAGCAACACACCAGTTCGCTTTCCGGCGCTGGGTAATATGGGCATGGCCAGCGCATACGGTCCTAATGGCCGCGTTGACTTCCTTATCACTGGCGGCTTCTTCAATCAGGTTGGTGTTCTTAACGCCGCTACGATGACCTATGTATGGGGTGACGGCAAGTCCACCGACGAACCGCGCTTGCTGGGTATTGTAAGCGGTGACATCTATGACGGCCAAGGCACTGCATACGTTATCGGTGGCGGTACGACCGGCGGACCTGGAACCAGCGCTACCATCGGCATCTATAAGTTCACCATTGATGCTATAGCTGCATACGATGCAACCTACAGCCTTGTGAGTACCGGCGTCCAGTGGGAAAAACTGGCCACGCTTAACGCCGCTGACGTAATCCCCACGGCTTCTTTCGTGGCCGGTGGTGTATGCCTTGGCCGTGACCCAAGTGACGGCGGTTTACTTATCGCGACCACCGATGACGCTGGCGCACACAGCACCATGTTCAAATGGACAGAGGCTGATGGCATTGTGTGGAAGACGGAAGTGCCGGACTTCTATAACGATACGGTGAGCGGCATACCAAGCCTGAACCGTATGAACGGCGTGAACTATAGCTGGATCGGCGGCACAGGCACAACCCCGCGCACCATCGACTTACGCACTGGCGAGCTTACCATCGGCACATCTATCGTCGGCTTAGGTGCAAGCTATCCGCAAATGTTTGATGCTACCAGCAACAGCATTCTTTTCCGGAGCGGAACGGGAGTGTGGAAAAAGGTATTCCTTGGGCGAGCAGCGGCGGAAGGAGATCAACTGGGAGATATCGTAGTTGACATCTGTCGTCGTGTAGGCTTGGGCGAAGCAGACCTTGACGTAAGTGAATTAACGGATATCGTTCCTGGCTTTGTGGTGGGACGCCCAGGAAGCGCACGGGATGCACTGGAACCACTCACCCAAGCGTTCTTCTTTGACGGCGTAGAGAGCGATTACTTACTTAAGTTTGTTAAGCGTGGTGTTGAATCAGCACTGACCATTCCGCAAAGTGAGCTTGGCTATGTGGACGATGAGACCGGCGAATGCTGGCGTGAAAGCCGTACTCAGGAAGTTGAACTGCCAGAGCGTGTGAACGTAATCTACATGGAGCAGGATAACGACTACCAGCAAATGACACAGTTTGAAAAGCGTGTGGCGTTGCCTAACCCTACCATGTCCAGCAAGAACCAAACGAACCTAGAACTGCCTATAGTATTGAACGCGGATATTGCCAAGCAGATCGCTCAGAAGTGGCTGTTCACCAGTTGGATCGAGCGCGTAAGCTATGAATCTATTCTCTCATGGCGTTACTTGTTCCTGGATCCTACCGATGTCGTAACGATTGAGTTGGATAACGGTAATACCTTCCTTAGCCGCTTAGTAAAGAGTGACATCGGCGCGAACCTTGCTATCAGTACGAACTGGATTGCCCAAGATGCAGCCAGCTACGACAGCACGGCGGTCGGCAGCCAAGGCAGCGGATTCCCTGTTCAGGTTCCTCCTGGCAGCGCGTTCACCCGCCTGTTCCTGCTTGACATACCGTTGCTCCGTGACGTGGACGACACTGGCGGCATAAGCAGCCGCGCCTATTACTTCCAGGGTGGCTTCGGTCAAACTGGCTGGCCTGGAGCGTTGCTGTATAAGTCGCAGGACAATGTTAGCTTCTTGGAGGCCGGTGAAAGCGTTACTGAGGTTGCATGGGGAACCATCCCGACCGCCTTACCCGCGCCGACCAGCCCGTTCGGCACTGACGAAATAAATACCCTTGATGTATTCATGACCACAGGTGCAGATCGCCTTGAGAGTGTGACCACGCTTGAAATGTTAAACGGCGCTAACGCTGCTCTCATTATTAATTCCACTGGCCAGCCTGAGGTCATCCAGTTCCGTGACGTACTTGAGAACGACGATGGCAGCTACACTCTCAGCTATTTGTTACGCGGTCGTCGCGGCACAGACACCTTCTGTGGTGGCCACGTTAACGGAGAAACCTTTATCCTCCTGGAGACTGACACGGCGGAAGCTGTACTCCTTGGGCTGGCAGAGCTCAACGCTGTGCGCTACTACAAAGGCGTCGGCTTCGGTACGCTGTTCGAGAACGCTGATCTGGAAACCCGCACCAATACAGGCCGCGACCTTAAACCTTATGCGCCGGTAAACGCCAAGGCTACAATCGTATCTGCCGACCTCGTGTTAACGTGGGATCGTCGCACCCGTATGAATGGCCAGTTGCTTGACAGCGTGGGAGATGTGCCGCTTAACGAAGCCACTGAGAGCTATAGCATTGACATTTATAACGGAGCCAGCATTGTACGCACTCTCACTGCAACTTCAGAGACAGTGACATATACTGGTGCTAACATTACCACCGACTTAGGTGGCATACCGGCAACGCTGAAATTCGCTGTCTATCAAATCAGCGCGGTCGTAGGTCGTGGCTTTGGCTACATTAAGACGGTGGACGTAACTTCTTAGGAGTACATAACATGAGCGCTAAAACAGACACGATCCAATACGATAAGTCCGCTAAGATTGTAGCTGGACAGGATACCAGTGACGTCGTAGATCTGGAAGATACCCTGCTTGCCGGTATCTTTGTTCCAACCGGCTTCCAAGGTACTCGGGTTGATGTACTTATTGGCCAGAGCAATAACGTGGACAGCTTGCAGCAACTCGTTGATGAAGAGGGCGACCCCGTTGGATTTGATATTGGTAACGACGGTGTTGCAATAACGCCGGACAGCCTAAGCAAGTTCGCGATGGTGCGCTTCTTCGCGTTGCAAAGCGACAGCACCGAAAATGCTGACCGTGTAATTGATATCGCAAGGATCAAGCGCTAATGAATAAACTGCTCCGACAGGAAATAATCAATGGTGCTTCCGCTGGTGGCGGTGGTGGTGTTGCGCCTGTGTGGAACCTTACCGGCGATGAGCTGGATGGTGAAACAGTTGGAGCATTCGGCGGCTTAACCCTGGACGTTACATTTGACAGTGGAACAGGAACCTTTGAACTTGCAAGCGGTGGCTTGCCCTCTGGCATAAGTCTCGTAGGTGATGAGCTTACTGGTTCCTTTGATGCCGAAGGTGCATTCAGCTTTACTCTACGCGCCATTGATGACAGCACTGGCGCACATGCGGAACTTGCCTTTGGAGGAACAATAGCGGCAGCGCCGGACGTCCCTTTGTTAGACGCCTTAAGTGGCGTGGCATCGGCGGCATACTCCTTGCGCTTGCTGTCGGCGGACTATACTGGCGACTGCATTAAGGTACGCCGTAGCAGTGACGACGCTGAGCTGGACATTCCTATCGTGGATGGCTGGATGGATGAAGACGCACTCTTGGCGCATTGTGGCGCGGGTGACGGCTTCATAACTGTGTTCTACGACCAGTCTGGTAACGGTCTTGACCATACGCAAAGCAACGCCGCCAAGCAACCTCAGATCGTGGATAGTGGTGTTGTGTGTGACGGCTTTCTATGTGACCCAAGCGCCGTTTCTTTTATGCGAGATGAGGGCGCAAGCTATAATAATTATTTTACTCGCAGCGCATATACTTCATGCCTATGCTTTAAGCCTACTGCAATCACCAACCACAATAAGAGTCAGGTGGCATGGGGTGACGGTAGCGCATGGGCTGGCTTGCCGGTATATAGCACGAATGTCGACAATGGTAACGGTCCTCCATACGCTGTGGCCATGTGGCATGAAGGCGATGCCGCCGCTGACCAGTATTGCATCCAGCCCTTCGCCGCGTTGAACGAAGTGCTTGGCAGCATTGGCATCTATGGCAGTAACCAGTTCGCCCATTACTTAAACGATAACGACTTGGTTACGCTGGCCGGTACTGACATCTTCGCTGGTGCAATGAGCAGCGACCCCGCCTTCCCCAGCCGTGGAAACAGCGGCATCGCTGGAAGCTACTATGAACGTATTATGTTCAAGACGGCGATTGACGATAACGATGTAAACATAATCGGCAATAGTTGGAATGCCGCTTACGGTATGCCATGGAGTGACATCTAATGACCAGTAACCTAAACCTAGATCAAGTTGCCAGTAACCAGACGCAGAAGGAAGTGACCATCAACACGGCCACTAACCAGATTGACCTTGCGATGTGTGCGACCACAGCCGTAAGCATGGCAGCCGGTAACGTCACACTCACCAGCACACAGATGCAGCGAGCAAGCGTCTTTAGCGTAAGCGGCCAAACAGCCAGCCGCGACCTAACCATCGGCGCGGTGGCGCGTGGTATATTCGCCGTGATCAATACCGATGCCACTTACCCCGTCGTCGTTAAGCGTGGCAGCACCAGCGTAAGCGTAGCGGCAACCGAGAAGGCAATCTTCAGCACCGACGGCACGACAAACAGCCTTGTCAAAATTGGTGGCGTGGCAGTAACGACCAAGAATTACAACACAGGGTTTTTCTTTCCTGGGTTGCCGACCGCCAGTGGACGCGTCGGTATGCACGTTATCGCGGAGGCGGGCGGCGTCAGCTTTCCTTCTGGCTTGGGCAATAGCCGCGCTAAGGCTAAGACCGCCAGCACAGGCACAGCCACGTTCGATATCCAGAAGAACGGCGCAAGCGTAGGCAGCTTGGTCTTCACCACCAGTGCGACAGGCGTCTTTACATTCGCAAGCACCACGGCATTCGCCCAAGGGGACCTCCTGGAAATTATCGCTCCGGGATCTCAGGATGCGACGCTGGCTGATATCGCTGTAACCATTCAAGGCACATACTAGGGGAGACAATTATGACTTGGCAAAAAGGCATTAAACCGGCGGACTTAAAGTTCTACAAGATTACACGGTTCAGCCCAGACACTTGTGGTTGTGTGTTGGAGTTCGCATGGGACAGCCGTTCTAGCGAAGATGGCCGCAAGCACTTACCGGCGGACATCGTCCATGCCTGTAAGCACCACGAGCACCATGTAAAAGACGGCAAGAAGGTGGAAGAGCACCACCACGAAGTCTTCGCCGAGAACCGCCACAAGAATGAAGTGCTGGCGCATGTGCTGGAGAACCTTGATGAAGAGCATGTTGAAATTGTAAAAGATACAGCCAACAATGATATGCGCCAGTTTAAGAAGCACCCACGTTGGAGCTTCAACGACAAGCGTGAACTGGTAGTGGAACTGGATGATGTGGCGGCTGGCCATTGCAAGGAGATAGCGTCTCAGGTCGGTAAGCAATTCAAGACACGGAAAACTCACATCAAGTAGGAACCACTATGTCAAAGGTACTACAAGGCAGTTTTCCTTCATCGCCGTTCACTGGCCTCACCACGGCAAGCACCTCCTATTTCTTTAAGATGGGAATGGGATCCTGTAACAGCACGATAACAACAGAAGCACAGCAACAAACCATTGAACGCTTCGGCGGTACTTATAGCCGCATGGGTATTCACATAACCGCGAACAGCCGCCTGACGGCTGGGACGTTGCGTAGTCGCAAGAACAATGCTAACGGCAACCAGTCCGCCAGCATTGTCGCCAGCACGACAGGACGCTTCGAGGATGCAAGCAACACCGATACCGTTGCCGCCGCTGATACCTTTGGCGCTGCAATGACGAACGGCACAGGCAGCGCGGCGCTCTCAGTGAATCATGTCTATTGTGCCTATAGTGCAACCGGCGCACACCGTTCACATATCAATGTGGAAGGCACAAGCACCTTCCCCGCCGCTGCATCGGCCAGCACTTTATATCGCACACAGCCGATGGGAGCGATGTCCGCTGCAATGGCCACAAGCGATACGAACATATGGGTTCCCAACCGAGCGGGCGGTAGCTTAACAAACTTCTCAGTCTTTGCGTCTGCTAACACGGCGACCACCGATAGCACGGCTGGCGTCCGGTTGAACGCGACCACGGCTGGAAATAATGTTGTGACTATACCGCTGGGAACTACCGGCGAGTTCGAAGATACGACACACAGCGACGCTATTACCAACAGCACTAACTATGCCTTCTATGTTCTTCGCAGCACCGGCACAGGCAGCATTACCATCCGTCGTATGTCCTGTGTGTTTACCGGCACGGGAAATTATAGCGATGTCGGCAGTGCTCTTTGCAGTAGTTTAGCCCGCTCGCTTAACGGCACAAACTACAGCCGCATTCTAGGACACCTGACGCTCGATACAACGGAAAGCAACATGCAAGTTCGTATGCCGTTTGATGGTCGTGCTTCCAACCTACGAGTGCATTCCAGCACAGTGAATTCCATCACAACTATCAAGCTCCGTAAGAACGGGGTGGACGGCAACCAAGCAGTGAGTTCACCATCCAGCGGGAGTGGAGTCTATGAAGATACAACGTCGCATGATGATTTCGTGGATACTGATCTACTATCACTTAGCTGGACTTCTGCCAGTGCAAGCAGTAGTAACTTCGGCGACGCGCAACTTTACCTAACGCCGCCGCCCGTTATCGGTGGTGGAGGACAGCAAGGTCTATTGCAAATTATCTGTTAACTTAACAAGGGGGAGATTATGAAAGGCAAAGGTTTTATGTATAAACTCAAACGCGCTTGGCTAGAACGCTTCTGGACATTCGAAGCATTTAATGGCGGCTTCATTTTCATTCCATGGGGATGGGGATTTTTCTACTACGGTTTTCCATGGACGGTTGACGTACCGACGATGCTGGTGCTGGCTCAGAAGCCTTCGTTCGGCTACAACTATGCTCTCATGAGCCTTGGCCTTGTTCTCATGGTCTGGGGTTTACGCAAGCTGCTTGTCAACCGCGTCAAGCAAGCCGCCGCCATGCAGACGATGGTTGAGGAAAGGATGGCTGACGATGCTGTTAAACCTTAAGCTCGGTCTCATCCTCGCCGCCGTATGCGCGGGGTTGGTGACAGGCGCTTACTTCCTTGGGCGATGGGATGGTAGCGCTTCCTGTGACACGCGTCACGCAACGGCACAACTTAAAACGAATGAGAAAGTGAGGGAGGGGTATGCAAAGATCGATAAACAAAAGCCTAGCGCTGGCGACGACGCTGGTATTGCTAAGTTCCTGCTCGACCACGTCCGTCAGTAACCCCGCGCCGGAACCATACTTTCCGTCGTGTGCTACTATTAAGGACGCCTTACGCAAGGACGCACCAGCTCAAGTGAAATACGACTGGATGGAAGTGGACGGCGTAATGTTAAAGCTGGACAGCTTGAAGAAGGACAAAACTAAGTTCGGAGACTGCAAGTTATGAAATGGCTTCTCGTATCCCTTGGCCTTATGGTCTCACCCGCTGCACCTGTGGCCGCGCCGCCCGTCACATGTCATCAGACGTGTGTGGTTAGTGAGCAGGGTTACGAGCTGGTCAAAACGTTCGAAGGCTACATGCCCTTCCCCTATAAGGACATCGCCGGAATAGATACGGTGGGTTATGGGTATGTCATTCTTCCTGGCGACAAGTTTACCTACCCTATGCTACCACCTGACGCCGACAAGCTGCTTAAGAAGACTATGGCCAAGTTCGAACGCGATATAAATAAATCGGTGGTGGTAAAACTAAAGCAGAACCAGTTCGACGCGCTTGGCAGCTTCACCTATAACGTAGGCAGCGGAAGCCTTCGCAGCTCCACTTTACTAAAGAGAGTTAATCAAGGTCGAGATATGGACATTCCAGCTTGCTTCCTTATGTGGAATAAGGCCACTATTAAGGGCGTAAGGCAGCCAGTCAATGCCTTGACTGTGCGCCGCAAAACTGAGGCAGACCATTATATGTCTCGGTAGGTTTTTAGCGGTATCTTGTTATCATGGTGATTAACATAAGTCCCACCGGAGAACGCCATGCCGCCAAAAGAAAGTATCGAGGAGAAGCGTGTGCGTGAAATTGCAGAAGAGCAGTTTTATGATCTTCTTCAGAGCCGCCAGTTTACGGACCTGATTGATAAGATCGTTGACCGTAGTGTCAAGCGCACTTTGGAAAGCCTCGGGTTGGACATGGCAGACCAAAAAGAACTCCGTGAGATACGCAAAGACTTTGAATACCTACGCGACTGGCGCTTACTGTGGCGTCTAATTAAAAATAAAGGCATCCTCACCGTCATCGGCATGGTTGTCGCGGCGCTTGTTATATGGTGCGTCGCCGGATTCAAAGGCTCCTTCCACTAGAGAAAGAACGTTCCTCGGTTGGCTTTCGTTCTTACCTTGGGCAGTTTGAATAGATGCCCTACGCACATAAAACAATTCCCTTTAAGCACCAGGAAGAGTTCTTCGAAAGAACGCGCGACCTCACCAGCCATGCCGTTTTCTGGGAGCAGGGTACAGGCAAGACCAAGGTAACGATAGACACCGTCGCCTGGAATTATCTGCTCGGTAAGATTAACGGTGTGCTTATTATTGCACCCAGCGGCGTACATAGTAATTGGATCCTGGATGAACTGCCCGCGCATTTGCCCAAGGAGGTAGCGATGGTCAGCCGGACCATGATCTACCGGAACAAAAGCAGCGGCACAGTATATCATCGCAAGGAGCTCGCTCAAATTGTCAAGGCTCCTGGGTTAGCATGGCTGGCCATGAACTATGATGCCTTCATCACACAGGCCGGACGGCAAGCGGCATGGGACTTCCTCCGCGAGCGTAAGGTGTTTTATGTTCTGGATGAAAGCAGCCGCGTTAAAACACCCAGCGCCAAGCGGACGCGCACCATTGTAAGCAGTGGTAAGTATGCCAAGTTCCGCCGGATCCTGGATGGTACGCCACTCACCAATGGACCGTTTGACATATACAGCCCGCTTGAGTTCCTGGAGGAAACCTTCTGGAAGAAGTTGCAGCTCGGCAGCTTCACCATGTTCAAAAACTACTTCGGCATATTCAAACAGATAGAACTCCGCAAGAAGCAGGGCGACCCCGTTGATGCCGCGCCAAAAACATTCCCTCAGCTCGTAAGCTTCCAACGCCTGGACGAGCTAAATAAAATCATCGACCCTATTAGCAGCCGCGTATTGAAGAAGGACGTGCTGGATCTACCGGATAAAATATACCAGAAGCGCTACTTCACCATGACGACGGAACAACAGCGCCTCTACGATGATCTTAAAACCAAGTTCGTCACATGGCTTAACAGCGGCGAAGTCATTACTGCCAACCTTGCTATCGTACGCCTGTTGCGCTTCCAGCAGATCACATGTGGCTACTTGCCGGTGGATATACTGGTGGACATTGAGAGCGGCGACAAGAGCCGTGAATGGCGTGAGATTGATGCCGTCAACCCGCGTATAGAATTATATAAAGAAGTGGTGGAAGACACCCACGGTAAGATTATCACATGGGCGCGGTTCACGCGGGACATTGACAAGATCATGGAAGCCCTGCAAAGCATGGGACGCAAGCCGGTACGTTACGACGGCCTAGTGAGCGAAGACCAGCGCCTTATGAACAAGGAAGCGTTCCAGCACGGCGACGCCACAGACTTCGTCGGCAAGCCTAGCGTGGGTGGAACCGGCATTACCTTAACCGCTTGCGACAAGACCATCTACTATAATAACAGCTTCAAGCTCATGGAGCGCTTGCAGTCGGAGGATCGCAACCACCGCATTGGACAAAAGAATAATGTGGTCTACACCGACCTCCTCGCGGAGAGTAGTATTGACGCGCACATACTGCGTTCCTTGGGCAAAAAGCTGGACATCAGTAACACTGTTCTCGGTGATGAAGTGGTCAAAGACTTGAGAACGTGGTTCTCTGCATAAAAGACAACTTACTCACTTTCATTTCAATTTGAATCGGCATAGCGTTAGAAGACTAAGTACACACAAGGGGAGAAATATATGGCTGAGGCCGCACACGATTACAGCGCATACATGGGTAGCGCTGATGAGCAAGCACTTGATAAATTAAACGTGCTTGCTGAAGAACAACACTTAGCTGAGAAAGAGGTGCTGGCCTGTGAAGAAGCACTTAAGGCAGCACAGGTGAAGCTCCGAGATATAGCAGAGCATAAGCTCCCCGAATATATGGATAGTCTCGGGTTAGAAATCTTCAAGACCAAGAAGGGCTTGATGGTTAATATCAAAGAAAAAGTTCGCGCCAGTATCAGCGCTGACAATAAGCCCAAGGCGTTTAGCTGGATGGAAGGTAATGGCTTCGGCGGCTTAATTAAACGCACTGTCATAGTAGGCTTTGGCCGCGATCAAAGCGCCCAAGCAAAGGAGCTGACCGATAAACTAAAAGAAGAATATCCAACCACCAGCTTTGAACAAAAGGTGGAGACCAGTACCCTACAAGCATTCGTCCGCGAACAGCTTGCAGCGGGCAGCGATATTCCTGTGGACATCTTCGGTGTCTTCCGCCAGCGTATTTCAGTTATTGAATAGCGTCCACTTGCTCTAGTGTGGGAAGTCCTTCCGTGCCGGTGGACTATAAAGTGATCGGCACTTAACGATGAACTCTATGTAGAAGGTATATACAACTATGGCTAATCCAAAAGAAGGCAACAAAGCAGTTGCAAAGGTGGAAGACAAAGCTAACGCGGTTGTCGTCGCCGAAGACTATGGTCAATACGCTGGTGCTGGTTTTGAAGGCCACACCAAGGAAGACTACGCTGTCCCCTTCATCAACGTGCTGCAAAGTAACAGCCCGCAAGTAGATGAGATTAAAGAAGCGAAGGCCGGTATGTTTATCAATACCGTAACCAACGATCTCATTCCAGGCGAAGAAGGCGTGTGCCTTATTCCCTGCCACACCAGCCATATTTATGTTGAGTGGAAGCCGCGTGACAGTGGTGGTGGATTCGTAGGTCTGCACCAGTTAGACAGCGACATTGTGAAGCAGTGCCGCGCGACCCAGGACTTCGGCAAGTTTAAGCTGGCCAATGGTAACGACCTGATTGAAACCTTCTATGTGTATGCCGTTATTGCATACGACGACGGACGCACTGAACAGGCTGTGCTTGCATTTAGCAGCACCAAGATCAAGGCTTACAAGAACTGGATGAGCAAGGCTCGTACTGTGCAGGTCATCCTCCCGGATGGCAAGCGCCAGAACCCGCCTCTCTTTGCTCACAAGTACCGCATGAAGAGCTTCAAGGATCGTAACAGCAAGGGTGAGTTCTACAACGTGGACATCAACTTTGACAGCGACGATAACAAAGCTCCCGGCGCACGTCTCAGCCCGAAGGACGAATTGTTCCAGACGGCTGTAGGCTTCGGAAGCATGGTTAAAGAAGGTGCTGTGAAAGCCAGCTACGAAACTCAAGGCAAGACTGGCGGCGCTGAGACCGGCCAGGATGCTGAGATTCCCTTCGAATAAGTTTTCCCTGTTGCTCACGAGGGGGAGGGAAACCTCCCCCTTATTTTTCACCAAGGGGATACTGTATGCAATGGTCACCAATTCAAGATAAAGCATTACGAGACGTAGACGACTGGTATCGCAACCGGCGCTTCACGCAACAGGTGTTCCGGTTGTTTGGCTATGCCGGTACTGGCAAGACCACACTGGCTAGACACTTCGCAGAGGGCATCGGCGGTACGGTCAAGTTCGCTACCTACACCGGCAAGGCCGCGCACATCATGGCTACGAAGGGCTGTGCGGGCTGCACCACCATTCACAAGTTAATTTACATACCGCGCATGAACAGCAAGAAGCGGCTGTATGAAATTGAAGAGGCGATGGACGCTGAGAAAGCAAAGCCAGAACCTAACCACGAGCTGCTTGCCAAGTACGCCGCCGACCTTGAGGCGGAGCGTAAGAACTTTGGCCGTCCTAACTTTACCCTTAACCTTGAGAGCGACTTGCGCTTTGCCAACCTGCTTATCATTGATGAGTGTAGTATGGTGGATAAGCAAATGGGTATGGACCTCCAGTCGTTCGGCATCCCTATCCTTGTGCTGGGTGATCCCGAACAGTTGCCGCCGATCTTTGGCGCTGGCCACTTCACCAACCAACCGCCGGACATACTGCTTACAGAGATCCATCGTCAAGCTGGTGATAACCCCATTATCGAAATGTCGCGGAGGATTCGGGAAGGCTTGCCGCTTGCCTTGGGCAGTTACGGAAACAGCCTTGTCACTGACCGGCGTATTAGCGCCGCTGATGCCCTTGAGAATGACATTATACTGGTAGGTCGCCGCGCTACTAAACGCGGTTGCGACATGCGAGTAAGAGCATTAAAGGAATTCAAAAGTGAGCTTCCGGTAAAGGGAGATAGGCTCATTTGCGTTCGAAACAACGGGGAGTTAGGATTACTGAATGGCCAGATGTTCAATGCGGTTTATGATGCCACGGTATTAGGCAGCGGCGACATCAGCATACACATACAAGGGCAGGATGATCCGAATAATGAATTGGCGGTTACATGCGCCGAGGATTTATTTCACGGTATCCCGCTTGAGAAATGGGATCATAGGGATGGGATTGAAGAGTTTGAATACGGTTATGCGCTGACTGTTCATAAGGCGCAAGGCAGCCAATGGAATAATGTTTTGTTGATGGATGAAGCGGGCAAGTTCCCGAACTATTCTGCCCAAGACAGACGCCGCTGGTTATACACAGCAATCACACGAGCAGCCGAAAGGGTTACGGTAGTACGCCTATGACAACACCAACAGAACAAATCCAAGAGAAGCTTCAAGCCGTATTGGAATTAGGTGCAAAAGAAAATGCCAAGATGCTCGCCGCTGAGATACTGGCAATCGTAACCGAAGCTCTCAACGGTGACCTTACCCCGCCCGTTAGTTTATGGGTATGGGGTGCAGCGCCCAAGCAGTTAAAAGACCTGTTCGCCGCGCCAAACATACACGACGAAATAGGCGGCTGGGTGATAATGCTCACCAAAGATAATCAACACATGGTCAATAGCCTCCCCATAGATCTATCCACGTTTGACGTGGTGACAAAAGAACTATGGGATGGCGCTACAATACTACTCTTGCACTAAGAGAGTAGCTAAGGGGGAGATAACATAATGAAGACGGAGAAGAAAATGACTGGTCCACAAGTACCCTTTAGCGAAGAGCTACATGCACAGAAATACCGTGGCGAAGGAGAAGGCTTCCGCGAAGCTATGAACCGCATAGCCAGTAACCTAAGAGACGATGATACGCACTACCATGAGTTCCGGGACATACTATTGGAACAGCGCTTCCTTCCCGCTGGCCGCATACAAGCCGCCATTGGCAGCACCCGCCAAGTAACACCATTCAATTGTTACGTTAGCGGTACGATCGCGGATAGCTTTGTGGAAGGCGAAGGCTGCATTATGGAACGTGCCACACAAGCCGCCGCCACAATGCGGATGGGAGGCGGCATCGGTTATGACTTTAGTACCCTGCGACCACGCGGCGACATGATTAAAAAGCTGCAAAGCCGAAGCAGTGGTCCTCTCAGCTTTATGAAGATCTATGATGCAATCTGCAAGTGCGTTGCAAGCAGTGGACATCGCCGTGGTGCTCAGATGGGTATATTGCGCGTGGACCATCCGGATATCGAAGAGTTCATTAACGCCAAACAAAACCAGACCGAGCTTACCGGCTTCAACATTAGCATTGCCATTACGGATGAGTTCATGGAGGCGGCACTTAATAACAAGCCGTTCAACTTGCGCTTCAATGGCGAAACACACCGCGAGGTTGACGCGGCTGCATTGTGGGAAACCATAATGCGTTCAACATGGGACTGGGCTGAGCCGGGAGTTATTTTCATCGACCAAGTGAACAAGATGAATAATTTATACTACTGCGAAACCATTGCCGCGACCAACCCGTGCGGCGAGCAACCCCTACCACCATTCGGCGCTTGCCTCCTGGGTAGTTTCAATCTCGTGAAATATATGCGTAAGGACAGCGAGGGTAAGTGGTGGTTCAACACCGACCAGTTCACCAACGACATTCCGCATGTAGTACGCGCCATGGACAACGTCATTGAGAAGGCTATATTCCCCCTGCCTCAACAGCGTAGCGAGGCTTTCCACAAGCGCCGTATGGGTATGGGCATAACCGGCCTTAGTAATGCAGCGGAAGCCCAAGGCTGGCCATACGGTAGCAAGCAGTTTGTGGAATTCGAGCAGATGGTGCTCACACTTCTCAGGGACGTAAGCTACGAAACCAGCGCCCTCTTAGCAAAGGAGAAGGGAGCCTTCCCATTGTTCGACGCTGGTATGTATGCCAATGGCCAATTCATCCGCACGTTGCCAGAGGACGTCCAGCATATGATCAAGGCGTATGGTATTCGCAACAGCCACTTAACCAGCATAGCCCCATGCGGAACCATTAGCCTTACGGCGGACAATGTTAGCAGCGGCATCGAGCCGGTTTTCGCCTACAGTTTTGACCGCACGGTTATTGAGTTCGAAGGACCGCGTAAAGAGACGGTTACGGACTACGGTTCTCGTGTATTTAATGTCAAGGGTAAGGTGTGTGACGACGTGACCGTGGACGAGCATTTAGCTGTCCTTAAAATGGCAGCCAAGATGGTGGACAGCGCGGTAAGTAAAACGTGCAATGTGCCGCCGAGCACCCCTTGGGCGGAGTTCAAGCGTATCTATGAGGAAGCATGGCAAAGCGGGTGCAAGGGCTGCACCACTTTCCAGGTCGGCGGTAAGCGGGTGGGCATACTAGAAGTTAAGGAAGTCAAGGAAGATGAGCCGGAAGCTATGTGCCGCATAGACCCCGCTACAGGCAGGAAGGAATGCGAGTAGTGCTAATCGGCCAAGCGCCTGGACCAAACACGAATCCAGACGCCGCCCTTTATCCGCAACCCCGCACTAGCGCTGGAGGTAGGCTATGTGAGTTCTTCGGAATGACGCAGGAAGCCTACCTCCAGCACTTCACCAGAATGAATCTATTGTATGCTTTCCCCGGACGTGATAAAAGAGATGATAAGTTTCCTACCCAAGCCGCACGGCACACAGCCAGTTCAATCAGACCACTGCTAGAAGGCGCTACTGTTATAATGGTCGGGCGCAAGGTTGCAGAAGCGTTCGGATACAGTGAGAAGACCCTAAACTTTTTTGAATGGAAGACGGACGCGCTAGGTAGATTTCAATTTGCCTGTATTCCTCACCCCTCAGGCCGGAATTTCATCTGGAAAGATAAGCGCAATATTCTCAAGTGTAGGGAATTCCTAGCAACAGTGCGGTCTGCTTTTCTCACTCAGAAATAAGTTGTCAATTATCCCCTTAAGCCTATGCTCAATTTAGTTGTCATCTATCAATTGCATTAAAAAGCAACACTGAGAAGGCGGCGAGGCTATAAAAAACACATAAAGGGGAGCAGAACATGAGCGCAAATTCAGTAACCATAGACGGCAAAACATACACACAGCAACAACTCGCTGATAAACACAGCCTTGCACAGCTCATAGAGCTTTATAACAAGAACGCGAAGAAGCCGGTAAAGGCATTCCGCGATAAACCTACCGCCCTTAAGCGCACATGGGCTGTCCTCCAAGAGGAAGTTCCCGCCGCCAAGCCAGCCCCCGCTAAAAAACCTGAGACTAAGGGTAAAGATAGAGCCGCCAAGCCCAAGGCGTTGAGCGGCAAGATTAAAATGCTCGTGGCCAGCAACCCTAAACGCCAGAACACACTAGCCTATGAAAAGTTTAAGATGCTGGCTACCATGGACGGCAAAACCGTTGACGACTTTAAGGCGCTGGAAGGCAACTGCCCCGACATTGACCAACACGAATTAGGCTGGCCGTCCACTGAACTTCGGTGGTGCATTAAAAAAGGCTGGTGCGAAGTAAGTTCTCCAAAGGAATAATCCCATGCGTATCAATGACTTCTACACGTTTCTCAGGAAACGTGAAAGCATAAGGCTTGCCAAGTTGCAGGGAAAACCCTTCCCATGGACGGACGACCCCGTGCTGCGAGAATATAAATTTACTAACGTGCGCCGCGAGCATGACCGTACTACCCAGGAACTTATCCAGCGGTTTTACAGCAAGCAGGGTCAGACGAGTGACCTACGCACCATATTATTTAATTGCGCCCTGTTCCGCTATTTTGGGACGTACGAGTTCGCTACTGCCTTGGGCTGGCAGGACGGGCTTAACGGCGACCATATCAAGAAGCTGGCAGCACAGCGCCTCGCCGCTGGTGAGCGTGTGTTCACCGGCGCATATATCATCACCAACCAAGGGATTAAAGCGCCCAAGGAAGAGGTGGTGGTTGACATGTTCTTAACCCCGCTGTGGCAAGCCAGCAAGCGCCTTACCGAGTTCATGCTGTTCACGGAAGGCAACTGGAGCGACACCACCAATGAATTGCAGAAGTTGCAGGGCTTCGGTGGAAGCGGGTTTATGGCCAAGGAAACATTGCTTGACACTATGCACTGTGCCTTCTGGCCTAAAGGGTTGCCTTCGGACTACGATACGTTCACGCCTATCGGTCCGGGAGCAAGACGGGGGATCAACCGTGTGCGGGGAGCACACATTGATTCTCCGTTGAAATTCTCCGCCATGTTGGATATCATCCGGGAGCTGACGGCGGCGCAAAGTGATAAGCCGGCCAGTATGCAGCCGGACCGCAACTGGCCGGAGGCATGGGGTAAGCTGGCTCCAACGGATATCCAATTCCAGTTGTGTGAGTTTGATAAATATGAACGAGTACTGCATGGCGAAGGTAAGCCTCGCAGCCGCTATAAACAGAGGGGAAAATAACATGGACGTCATTATACCAACTTACCGGCGCACGGGCAGCCAGCACACCTTCGCCAGCTTAGGACCGCTGTGGCGCGACAAAGTGTTCTTTGTGGTTGACCAGCGCGACTATGACCTTATGGCAAATCAAGAACGCTATAAGCCCGCCAAGTTTGTCGTCGTACCAGAACACGTCAAGAGCATTGCACAAAAGCGAGCATGGATCCTGGAAACGTGGGAAGCCGAAAGCATTGTTATGATGGACGATGACTTGCGCTTTGCCGTGCGTAAGTACGAGGGCTGCGACGCTGGTAACTTTAAGCTGGTGGCAGCAAGCAACACAGCGGTTGACGTTGCCTTATGCGACCTGGAGGAGAAGCTAAAGACCTATGCTCATGCAGGGTTTAGCGCCCGCCAAGGCAATAACCGCAAGCCGTTAGGTTGGGAGGACAACACCCGCATGATGTATGTTCTTGGCTACCAGCCCGCGACCGTGCGTCAACACTGCATCCTTGGGCGAATAGAGACCCGCGAAGACTTTGACTACACCCTGCAATTACTCCGCAAGGGTTTTCACAATACCATTTGCAATGAGATATGCACCGATCAGAAGTATAATGCCGCTGGTGGTGCAAGCCTTGAACGCACGGTGGATAGTAGTAATGCCGACGCGACCAAGCTGGCAGAGCTGCACCCTGGATTCGTTAAGGTAGTGCAGAAGGATTATGTCGGTAGCGTTCAACGCCAGGAAGTAATAGTCCAGTGGAAGAAGGCAACGGAAGAAGGCAACCAATGGAAAAAGGAATGTTCGGCATGAAATACGGATTCAGCGGAGCAGAGATATTCTTCAGCGCTGATAAGGTGTTGAAGAAAATGCCCAAGGCAGCGGCGCAAGCCGAGCACATGAAAAAGCTGGGACTGCAAGTTAGCCCGCGTGTGTTGGAAGTGGCGGCGGATTACTATGTCATGGAGCGGTTGCTTGAACCAACACCCCGCGCACTTATAAGCCGGACGATGGTGAAGATAGTGCTGGATACGCTGGCAAAGAATGTGCATTGCTACCCTGCCATTATAACCATGCAGATTGCGAAGCTGGACTGGCGGCAAGAGCTGGCTACATTCCTGGCAACGAAAAGCCCTGCGATGAATCTGGTATTGTTTAAGCTGTACCCTAAGCTCGACCCGAACGCTTACTGCATGACGCACGGCGACTGCACCCTTGCTAACGTAATGGTGAGCGATGGAGGGCGCATACGGTTGATTGATCCGTTGCCTCCTGGCGGTAAAATTCCCGGCCTCAAGGAAGTGGATTATGGCAAGCTGCTTCAATCCTGCCTTGGTTGGGAAGGCTTAATAAGTAAACAGTCCAGCCCTACCAGCGCCGAACTACTTACCGCCGAGCTGATGATAGGCTTACCATCACAGGACATGCAGAACAAAGCGTGGTTCTGGTGTGGTGTTCACCTGCTCCGTATCTTGCCTTATGCAAGTGGTAAGCCGGAAGTGGAAGCGTGGTGCTGGCTTAAACTTAAGGAGTGCCTCAATGCAATTCGCATATGATCTTGACGGCACACTGTTAGACACAGAGGCAGCCGTCCGCAAAGCGTATGAGCTGGCTGGCTTAATACCACCACCGAACTTCTTCGGACGCCCTGTGAAGGAATGGCTTAAGACAACGCCAGCTAACATTGAGCTGCATAAGCTGAAGAATAAGTTCTACATGGAAGAGACGTGGAAAATGGTGGAGCCTCTACCGGCGCTGGAAATATTCGACCGTTGCCGTGGTGTTATCCTCACTGGTGCAAGCCAAGCCGCCGCCCGTTTTCTATGCGAGAAGTTTCACATCAAGCATACTAAGCTGCTCACTGGTCTTTCGGTGCAGAATAAAATTACATGGATGAACCAGGAAGAAGACGCTGGCATATACATGGACGACGACCTTACCGCAATTCAAGCCATAGCTAGGAACACACGATGGACGATCTTAACCGTATTCAAGTAATAGTCCCCGCCGCTGGCCAGAGTCGCCGCTTCAAGGAGAAGGGTATTGATAAGCCTAAGCCGCTTATCAAGTTCTCATATAACAGCGGCACTCGTCAGACCATGTTGGAGCACAGCATTCGCGGTGTTGCCAACCGGCCTATCCATATAGGTTGCCGCCAGGAAGATTACGAAGACTTCAAAGGTGAGTTCGGTAACTTTGAAAACTTCCACATATACGGCCTGGACACCACACAGGGTCAGGCGCACACAGTACAGAACATTTTATACCACGGCAATTTCAAATTAGATAAGCCCGTGCTGGTGGTCAACTGTGATCAAATGTTTCTCTACCCGCTTGATATGTTCGCCCGCCAGTGCGAAGACTTCGAAGCTGGTGTGCTGGTGTTTGATGGCCAAGAGAACAAAGCCTACAGCTATGTTGACAACTTTCCCATCTTCCAGCGAGCGGAGGAGAAGCAACCTATCAGCCCTTGGGCGATTGCCGGTGCATTCTATTTCCGTAGCGTCGCGCTATTGGTACGCGCCCTCAAAGACCAAGAGGATACTTACATAGGTGGGTGGAGCGTTAAGAGCGGCGAACCGTACCTTAGCCACACATTCCAATTCGTGGATGGTGATAAGCTGGCGGTGCATATGCCCAAGGATAAACTGGTAGGATGGGGGACTCCGGAACAATTACTGTCGGATCCGCTGGTAACACAAATTAAATTCTAATGTAACAAGGGGAGAGTTATGAAATCAGAGAAGCTGACATCAGCAATACGCTCACGTCTTCTGGAGGCGGTGCTGGACCATAGGTTCGCGCCGGAAGAGGAAGAGAACCTACTGGAGCAGCGTCGTATCGCTGTGGCAGTTTACGAGGAAGTGTTTCCTGTGGAAACACGCCGCAAGATGCTTGCCCTGCCCGCTGGCTGGCTGGCAACCATTGATTATGTCCATGCACAGTTCAGCGAGGACAGCGGCGACTATGAACACATGGCGCTCCCCACTGGTGACGGCCTTGAGTGGAGAGCACCCTACGACAAGCAACGCGGCTGCATGATTAAGTATGACGCCGACAGTGAAATGAGTAAGCGCTTTAAACTGTGGAAGGAACAGAAGCAGTCGCTTTACCTTGCCAGCAAGGAGCTTAAATTTAAGACCAAGTCGGTGCTTGATAGTTGCACCACTACCAACCGACTCATTAAAGTATGGCCGGAGATACAGCCATTCTTATTGAAGGCAATGCCGGAAACGAATGTGTTCCTGCCCGCGCCTATCATAAACGATTTAACAACAGCCCTTAGACTGGAGGAAGCAGCATGAGAACTATCAACGTAAGAAACGTCCACGAAGCACTACCCGAAGGAATGCGCCTCCTGGCAACACAAGGCTATAAGCGTGAGAGTCGTTACGGTGACGTAATGAAAATCGCCGGACCAGTTACCACCGTTTATCGTAACCCGATGGAGCGTGTAATCTTCTGGCCTGAACGCGATGCCAACCCATTCTTCCATCTCATGGAAAGCCTGTGGATGGTGCAAGGTCGCAACGACGTTAAGTTCGTAGCGCAATTTGCCAAGCGCATGGAAACATTCAGCGACGACGGCAAGACCTTTCATGGTGCGTATGGCCACAGGTGGCGCAACTGGTTCAAGCGTGACCAAGTGCTTGAGATTATTGAAATTCTCAAAGCTAACAATGCCGACCGCCGTTGTGTGCTGCAAATGTGGGACGCTACCAAAGACCTTAACAAGCAGGGTAAAGATGTCCCGTGCAACGTAGTGGCCTTCTTCACTATTGAAAATGGTGCGCTGAACATGGGTGTTATGAACCGCTCCAACGATATGATCTGGGGTGCGTATGGTGCTAACGCCGTACACTTCAGCGTCCTGTTAGAATTCATGGCGGCGGGCATTGGTGTTCCCGTGGGTGCTTACTGGCAGATGTCGTGGGACTACCATGCTTATCTCAACACGTTTGAGCCGCTGCTTGGCCTTATAGATAAGTCCGCCGACCCCTATCGCACGTTGCCTCGCAGCCCGTACGAAGCTGGAGAAACCATGATTACTAAAGTGGTGGACGAGCCTATTAAAATATGGCTGGAAGACCTTGAGATGTGGTTCCACGATCCCAACACTGTAGGGCTTCGCAGCAAGTTCTTCCGCCGTGTTGCCACACCGTTGTTCCAGGCACATGCCGCCTATAAGCAAAAGGATTATGACGGTGCGAATGAAATCCTCGACCAGTGTTTAGCCGGTGACTGGAAGACCGCTTGTAAGCAGTGGTTCGAACGCCGCGCACAGGCACGGCTTGCCAAGCACCTTAAAGAGCTGGACGACGAAGCCGCTGGCGCGTCCACCGACAATGGAGGCGAGTGATGGAAAACCCCATGGATGATGGTGGTGAAGCAAACGAACCACGAGTAACGGTAGTGGAACGGGTTCTGGCCGTGCGGGAGGGTGGACACGTGGAGCGATGCCACACCACTCCAAAGCATGGCGGCTACGACGTAGCGCAACACAGCTATGGAGCGCTTAGTCTGTTGCTGTTGCTGCACCCACGGCCTAGCAATACGCTTATCAAAGCGATACTGTGGCATGACGTACCCGAACGCTGGACAGGAGATATTCCTAAACCGGCTAAATGGGCAAGCCCTGCCCTTAATGACGCGGAGAAGATTTTGGAGGCGGAGCTGCTTGCACACCTTGGGCTTTTGGGCATTCTCACGGAAGATGACATGGCGTGGCTACATGCTGTCGACATGTTGGATTTCTGGATATGGACTCAAGAGCAAGCACACCTCGGCAACCGAAATGTGGAAGACCTGAAAACAAAAGTCGATGACTATTGGACGCTAGTTTACCACAAACTACCGGAGCCGGTGAAACAGTTTATCGCCGACTTCAAATTTAAGCGCCTACCAGATTGTGATCAACTATTAAACAGGAGTTTCGTATGACCGGAGTAACACAGAAGATTAGCGATTTGCCCAAGGACCGCATTGATAGCGTACCCTTGAACGAAAAATACACTGGCATTAATAAGCCGGTGCAAAGCGCCGCACAAGAAGCACTCGTAACCGTGGCCAGCCAAGACGTTGAAGGCTTGCTGGAAGCGGAACGCAATTACGGCGAGAGCTGGTGCAAGCGCGGCGGTGTAGGTGCATTTATGAACTGCACCCGCAAATGGGATCGCCTGGAGCAGATGCTTAAGGCTGGCGGCGACTTTGACAAGTACGACATCTTCACCGCTATCGAAGTGGAAGTCAAAGCCGGTGGTGAAAAGGGTGAAGCAATCCTGGATGCTGTGCGTGATTTGCGCCGCTACCTGTTGCTCGTGGAAGCAAAGATGCTTGCTGTGCTGGGTGACTTACCCCTGCAACGCGACAACATTGCAGCCGCCAAAGTAAAGGGCAGCTTCCTCACCCGTATCAGCCAAGCCATTGCAGCGGGCGGCATCGTGCCGGAAGCAGCATTAGCAACCGACCAGACCCGCGCCGTGGATGAGCGGGTTGATAACACAGGCCAGGAAAATGTTCGTGGCTTTACCGGCAAGGATGAGTAGCCATGTTGATCTACGATCCAGACTTGGTTCGTCTTGATAAGTTGTTTAAGCCAGCCAAGAACATAAAGCAGCACAGAGCTAACATAGCTGATGCGATTTATGAATTGTCTAAACGTAAAGTAACAGTCAATTCCGACTGGCTTGGCTTTCATCAAATGTTTAAGGCGGTCGACGATAAGATCGTAGTGCTGGTGGTTCCATGGGCAGGGCATTTTAATTTCTGCATCAATGATAAAGACCGTGAGAAGATACTAAAGTATTATGGACCTGACCGGCTCAGAGTGCTCTTTGCCCGCTTTGAGCCGCAAGGGTTTACTTTATTTTCTTATAAGGCTTGGGATCAGTTGCCTGAGGGTAGACCGATGAATAAAAATAAGAACTTCGGACCGTGTCAATTTATACGAGAAGAAGATTTACGACATGACCTAATGTATAATTCCGAACAGGTGTTCGGCTAGAAGAGTGAGCAATAGGGAAAGCACAATAACAAAATGAAAGCTACAACATGCAACTCCCTCTTCTTGGACCTGAAAGTAACTGGCGAGCGCCACGGTTAAGCGACCTACCTGACTGGTCGTCTGCCAAGCGTGTAGCCATAGACATTGAAACGTGTGATCCGTTGCTACGCAAGCTCGGTCCGGGAACCCGACGTGGTGCATATATCGCTGGATATAGTGTAGCCATTGAGGACGGACCGAGCTTCTATGTACCGCTTAAGCACCTTGGCGGCGATAACGTGGAAGACCCTACGCTGGCGCTGGCATACTTGCGGGACATTGGTAAGAACTTCACTGGCGAGCTGGTGGGTATGAACCTGAGCTACGACCTGGATTTCTTGCAGCATGTAGGCATCCACTTCCCACAAAACAAATTCATCCGCGACGTAATGTGCGCGGACAGCCTCATCGATGAACTGCAAGATGGCTACAGCCTGGAGCGCATTGCCAACACCCACTTAGGCATCGGTAAGAACGAGGGCTTGCTGAGAGATGCCGCTGGTGCTTATGGTCTTGACCCGAAGAAGGAGATGTGGAAACTGCCCGCCCGCTTCGTAGGGGAATACGCCACAAGCGACGCCGACTTACCGCTTAAGATTCTTCGCCGTCAGGAGAAGCTAATTGACGATCAAGACTTGTGGAATATATGGAACCTTGAAAGCAAGGTGTTACCCGTTCTCGTGAAGATGCGAGCGCGTGGTGTGCGCGTTGACCTTAACAAGCTGGCAATCGTAGAGCGCTGGTCAGAGCAACAGGAAACCATCGCACTGCAACAGGTGTATGATGCAACCGGCGTACGAATCCGCGTTGGCGACGTATGGAAGGCTGACGCCGTTGCGCCCGCCCTACATGCCATAGGCGTTCAAGTACCGCTTACGCCGAAGACGCGTAAGCCCTCCATTGATAAGCACCTCTTGGGCAGTATCCCTCACCCTGTCGCCCAAGCACTGGACCGCGCCCGCAAGGTGAACAAGGTGCGCTCCACATTCGTTAACAGCCTACACGAGCACATGATCGGCGACCGTATCCATTGTACCTTTAACCAGTTACGCGCCAGCCACGACGATGATGAGGAAGAGGGAACCAAGGGCGCGGCCTATGGTCGCTTAAGCTGTAGCGACCCGAACCTACAACAGCAACCGGCTAACGATCCTGAAATTGGACCGATGTGGCGCGACGTATATATACCCGACGAAGGCGGTGAGTTCTGCTCCATCGATTATAGCCAGCAAGAACCCCGCATGACGGTACATTATGCCGTTCTCACGAAGATGGGAATCGTAAATGTACGCACTGAGAACGGCTGGGTTAAAGTAGATGCCGATGCCAGTGCATTAGCCGCCGCCGAAGCATACCGCAATGATCCAAGCACCGACAACCATCAGATGATGGCGGACATGGCTAACATTAAGCGCAAGCCCGCCAAGATTATTTTCTTAGGGCTTTGCTACGGAATGGGAGGCGCGAAGCTGTGCCGCAACCTTGGGCTTCCGACCATCATGGCTGTCAAGGATCCTATCAGTAAGCAGTTGGTGGACGCCAGCACCCCGCACGGGATGGAACTGGTGGCAGCGGGCGGGCGCAAGTTTGAGGCAGCCGGTGTAGAAGGCCAGCGCTTGCTTGACACGTTCGATTTGAAAGTGCCGTTCGTACGCGCCTTAAGTAAGGCCGCTGAAAAGTTCGCCAGCAAGAAAGGCTATATCCGTACCCTTGAAGGACGCAAGTGCCGTTTCCCCAAGGACGAATATGGGAATTTCGACTGGGTGTATAAAGCACTCAACCGCTTGATCCAGGGTAGCAGCGCGGATCAAACGAAGAAGGCCATTGTGGAACTGGATGCCGCTGGTTATCCGCTGCAACTGCAAGTCCACGATGAAATCTGCTCAACTGTAACCAGTCAGAAGCAAGCGCGGGAGATGGCGGAGATCATGCTTAAGTGCAGCCCGTTACAAGTACCCAGCAAATGCGATATAGAAATGGGAGTGTCATGGGGACAAGCCAAAGGAATAACTTCATAAGTCTAGCCGTAAATAATAAACCAAAACCCAGGAGACTGATTATGATTGATACCAGATACATAACCAAGGCGCGGCAACTCGCCCAAGGTAGCCCCGACCCAAGCACGAAAGTCGGCTGCATCATTGTCAAGCACAGCATTATCCCGCGTGGTGACAACCATGTTGATGTCGGTTACGGCTATAATGATTTAGCGCCAGGAACGCCGGAAGAATACTGGCAGGATCGTGAATTGAAATATCCGCACGTTGTCCATGCTGAAATCCATGCGCTGCTACATGCTGGCCGCGATGCTCGTGGAGCACAGCTATATTGCAGCGAGCACCCATGCCTCCAATGCGCTATTGCCATTGCAGCGGCTAAGGTGGCGGTGGTGTGCTGTCCTCAAGAACCGTGGCGCGACACACCTGAGATACGTGCAACCATTGAAGGCGCGAAGAAGGTTTTCGCCCGCGCCGGAATCATAGTGCAGTATGTCTGAGAGTGGAATGTGGACGGATCACGTTAAAGACGCTCTCTTTGGCTTGCATCCCACGCGCATTGAGAACAGGTGGGAAGGTACACCAGATGTCAATTATATTGAGGGCTGGATAGAGCTTAAGTTCATTCGTGACCTGCCAAAGCGGGCGGCAACTATCGTACGCATTGACCACTTCACACCTCAGCAAAGAGTATGGCTGCTTGAGCGTAGCCTCGCTGGTGGTAAGGTGTTCCTGTTGTTAAAGTTGGCTTCTAGCTGGATGATATTTGAAGGGAGGGTTGCGAGCGAATTCGTAGGGCTGGTAGATTACGCCACTCTAAAAGAGAAAGCAATACAGGTATGGGACAAGACATTAAACAAGACGGAGTTCAGGAAGATAATCCGCTCAACCTAACCAGTGGGGAGATACTGATTATCTTACGTCGGCGCGACGGCCTTACTCAAGACGGTATGGCAAAGAAGATCCGCGTCAATTTAAGCCAGTACAAGCGTATGGAATATGATATGCTTGATGCACCGAAGATGGAATACGGCCAGCTCACCACACCTGAGCACTGTTATATTCTCCGTCGGCGGGCAGGACGTCAACACAGTCAACTTAAAATAGCCAAAGCGCTCAAGGTGTGCCGCTGGTGGGTTAATCAAATGGAACGCGGAAAAATACCCTGCGAACCGCTTGCTGCATATTGGGGAATTTAATGTCGGCTATACCACAGACACAGGAATCAATTACCTTTCTTGCCCGCTGGAAACCAGAGGGACCATGGATGCTCACCATCATCCCGCCTGACCGTGGTAAAAGCACAACCAAAACTTTCAAGGCTGGTCAGGAAGCAGAGCTGGTAAAGTTCATTGACCAGTTCCAGGGTAAGCAGAATGTTTACTTTACCGTAAACCCTACGCGCACCATCATGGAGAGCAAGGCCAAGAAGACGGACATATGCCGGTTGGAGTGGCTGCACATTGATATCGACCCGCGCCTTGGTGAAGCCATTGAAGATGAAAAAGCCCGTGCGCTTAAGGCGTTGCATAACTTCACCCCGCCGCCGACAGTAATAACGGACAGCGGTGGTGGACTGCAAGGCTTCTGGAAACTGGCCGAGCCGGTGGAGCTGGACGGTACAGAGGAGATGGCGCAAGAGTACGAAGCCTATAACCAGCAACTTGAAATCCTGCTTGGTGGCGACCACTGCTTTAACGTCGACCGTATTATGCGCTTGCCGGGAACAGTGAACGTCCCCACAGAAAAGAAGAAGTCTAAGGGTCGTGTGCCTGTTACCGCCGTGATGCTTGAATGGGACGACGAGGCTCTTTACCCGCTTGACAAGTTCACTCGCGCGGCGCGGGTGCAGACGAAGGAAGCCGGTGCTTTGGGCGGTGGAGCTG